TTTTCTTTCAAATCTCTATTCTCGTTTTCCAACTCGTCGTTTCGTTGCATCAATTTATTGAAATTGTCGATACTATATGTTTTTGAATGAATGATATCTTTTATATGCTTGGAAAATTTTTCAATCGTAAAATTTGTGCTGTCATACGCGACGATTTCGGTCTTGTTTTTTCCATTTACTTCAATGCTACGAATTTGTCTTTTGATCTTGGGATATGTCTTGATCAAATTCTCTATTTCGACTTTATTTTGAACTCTGAACGCCGCAACCAATATAAAATTGTCGTACTTCTTGCGATGATCTAGCACTCTTGTCGCGAGATCGTTTGTATGTCCGAATTTGATTAATTTCTCCGACGCTTCATTTGTATTATTTATCGTTCCAAAATAGATACATTCTGTATTCACCGGAAATTGAACGATTGTCGCCTGCTCGACAGCTCGTTGCTTTTCTTTTTTTAATACATGCTTTTCTTGTTCGGTTGTTTGTTTAATTTCCAATATGATATTTTCTTTTTGTTCCAATTGGAGTCTCAATTCGTCGGTTTCTTCTTCCACTATTTTATGGATGACTTCTTCCATCTTCATGTAATATTCGTGGATTTCTGACGCTTTTTTTGTTTGCGCTTTCAAGCATAACGATTTGAAGCACTTGATGGTTAGCATGATAGTTTGCTTGTTTTGGCCGCCCCATTTTTCATCTTGCTTAATAATATAATTAGTCGAATTTTCGTGATTATCCAAATTGGTAAGCACCGATCCTTGTTCTAAATGCGCTCCCGAAGTTGCTTTCCGTGATGGGAAAGCAAGATTTTTATAATCTATGTCAATCTTAAAATGTTTTTCTATCATTCTTATAGCATTTTGTTTAGTAGAAAACCCTAACCATTTCCATAGATTATCTAAATCAACGACAAAATCCATGTTTTTATCATAGTTTAAGTAGCAATAAAAACTACTTACGAATAATTGTTGTTCAAAACTAGTAAAATTTTCCTTTATTCTTGTTAATAATTTATTATTGTAGACATTTGACAGCCTGGCTATGGGGTTCTTTTCAATAAGTTCAACGATGTTTAACTCTTGCATCTTATTATAATATGTATAAGAGGATACTCTTTAAGTTGTTATCTTGGTTATTATATAAAAATCGAGATTTATAAAAGCGTGTTTTTACAAAAGCGGTCATATAAAAATATCGCTCATCCAAAATGATAAGCAAGATTTTATACTTACCACTTACCATTTGCTCTTTTTGACATTGATTTTGGGTCCTTGACCGCGTTTTTTGGCATTGTTTGGGTCATATTTCTCCTCTTCTTCATCCGATTGTATATCTTTCGACAAATCCCAGAACTCTTTTGACCCCAATTTGAAGTCATTGTGACTATCCGCCTTGTACCAAAACACCTGATCCGTTATTTTGTTCGATTTGGATGTGTTGTTGATCACTAAACACTCATAATTCTCGGTGCACTGGTCCATCACCTGACAAAACGACTCGAATGTCGGAAACATGCCAGCATAGTTGTCGAAAATGCGTTTCCGATTTGCGATATATGGCTCTCTTAATATAAAAACATAGTCGATATTCGTGCGGAGATTCGGAGGAACTCCCAACGGATATTGCATTGTGATGATTAACATGATCTTCCAATGCCGTCCATTCATAAAGAGCAATCTCATCATCTTATCTTTCGTCCATGAAGCGTCATAAAGGCAATCATCTAAAATAACAAAAGTGCGCGGGTCTATTGTGCTTCGTTTGTAAGTCTCCATTTCCTTTCGCATTTGTCTCAATACAGATTTTTGTCGCTTTAATATGTTCTCTATGATCGCGTTATTGTACTCATTATGGATAAACAATTTGGGTACCATTTTTCCATAAAAACCATTTCCCTCCTCTGTACCCGCAATTACAACTCCAATTGGAATATCCTGATGATAATAGAGCAGGTCTCTTACAAGGTAACTCTTACCTACCCCGCGTTTTCCGATAAAAACTACCACCGGACCGCTTGCTTCGTTAGCTTTAAAGCTAATACTATTCATTTGAAATCGTTTTAATTCGAGACTCATAAAAAATATATATATAATTATATAAATTTTTTTTTAATATTTATAATACGCATAACTTTCAACTAATGCAATTCGCATTGGCTATGACTCACAACTTATTATAGATTTTGATCATAAAACATCTCTATTATTTCTATAGTTTTTTCTGATTTGTTTTCTGGATTACTCCAATATTCAATTTGTTTTTGTAAACTTTCTAAACGGGATTGCCAATTTTTTTGATCTATAATTTTACAAATACCCGTTTGTTTCGTAATTCCCCAACATGATTTTATTTTATCACCTGATTTGGATAAGTATTCATCCGGATTTATTCGAATAAATACTATAGGTCTGTGATTTACATCTTGCGATAATTCCATAAGACGTTTATTGCTACATGAGCAATCATATTTCTTATGTTGATTTTCATCTACTTCAACTATAATCACGTGATAACCTAAATCTAATAGCATATCTGGCCGTTTTTTTGAACAACCATCAGTTATAATTTTATCATTTATCCAAACAACATCTGGAAATGTATTTGTTACAAATTCCTCCACAGCAAATTCTTTTGTCTTGTAGTTTCTTGCAACTACTTTATCTGGATACGTATGGATAAAACATCTTAAACAATATCCTTCATATTTCTCTTGGACACGTATATTACAAAATAAAGTTTTACATTTCGCATGCCTAACATCTATCATATTTTCGTCTTTACAATTTATACAATACCGAGCATACAATCCTTCTATATTGTAGGTAGGTTGAGATTTTCCACAAAAACATCTATTATTACGTATATCAATCATTCCTTCAAGCTTACATTTAGAACAATAATCACCAGGTAAACCAATATAATTAAAATTTGGTTGAGCTTTTCCACAAAAACATAATCTATGTACCAAATCTATCATTCCAGGTGTTCTACAAGTAGCACAACATATGGGTTTTAGACCAGGTAAATTAAAGTTACAACTGACACCGCATGCACATTTTGCTCGCATTACATTTATCATTCCATCTAACTGACACGATCCACAATATTTTCCAAGCAATCCTTCATAATTAAATGATGGGCATGCACTTTTTCCACATACACATAGTTTATCTTCTACATTTATCATGCCACCTAATTTACATAATTTACAAAATTCGGCTTTTAATCCTTCAAAATTGAAATGTGGTCTTACTCCACATGCACATAATTTTCTATTTGGTTCGATCATATAGTCTGTTTTGCACGAGGTACAGAACTTTGCAGGCAGTCCTTTTAAATTCCATCTAGGTTGTTTTCCACAACCACATGTCTTATTAACAACATCCACCATATTTACCTGTTTATGAGCTAAACAATATGTAGCTTTTGATCCAGCTATTCCAAATGTAGCCTTTTTACCACATTCAATGTATCCACATTTTGTCATTCTTATATAATTACTAAATATTATTATTTAAGTAATTCTCTCGCAATACCCCTTAATATATCTATTCCTCAATCTTTCCATCCGCCTTCAATTTTTTCCGTAAATAGTAACTAGCATTGTATTCTTTTTTCTTATCGGGCGGAATAGGTTTGTTTTTAGCTCGAGCTTGGATTTCAACCTTATGATTTTCATAGTATTTTTTAGATCTAGCAGGCGCCGTATAATTTTTAAGATGTTCTTTGGTAGCATTTAGCTCTGTCTGAAGCGACGTATTTTTTTCTTCTAATATACCAATCTTTTGCAGCAATTCAACAATATCCGTACTAATATCCGTACTAATATCCGTACTAATATCCATACTAATATAACATATCGATATATTTTTAAACCCAAATATCTGTTATAACCATTTTATGATCACTGATCCACTTGGATCCCTCACCATATGTATCAGATGATACTATTTCCACATTTTTGGTGTAAATAAAATCAATGCGTTGTTCGGGCGCATTTTTATAAAACTGACCAGCAGGCCATGTATACCCAGGTTCAAACTCTTTCGATAGTCTGTGCATATGCCTATATGTATCTATAAACCCATTTTTTGCGAGTTCAATGGAACAAGGCGTCCGAATATTATCTAAATCCAAATGAGATGGCTCATTAAAATCACCTGCGATGATCGCTCTATCAGCATTTTTAATACTTTTCAACTCTTCCTGTAGTCGCGGTAAGCGACGTTTTGCACACAACTTCAACAATTGTGGTATAGTAAGACTAAGTGGAATAATCTCACTCGATTTATATATCATATTATTCATATGATGAGGTAAAGATGGTATATCATCAAGATGTATTCCTCCAATGTAGATGGGTTTAATACCTGAATGCATTTTAACATGATTATTATCAATTATGACCAATTTGCTCGGATTTATTAGAACACATATACCTTCAAAATGGTTAACTATTAATAATTTTAACCCTAAATCAGCAGCCATTTTTTCAATATTATATTTATATATTTCTTGTATGAATAATATATCCACCCGCAGCTTCAACAATTCAGCGATCCATTTTTTTATCAGGGTAGTTTTGCTCATAGGATTTTCATCACATAAATTGATAGTTGCAATACGTAATGGATGCTTCATATAAATTTATAATATTTTATTTTTATGCTATTTTACAAAAACTAGAAGATAAATAATAATCAATTAAGGAAAAAATGGATATAAGTTTAATTTATATTATATTTATATCCCAAACAACTATGACGATCAACTATGAGAAAAGGAAGAATACTGAACTATTTACGGCTTTTGCATCAAAAGAGTTGACGAATCTCTCTAACATGCAAAACTACATACCCATTTATCAACGTTTTTTCTCTCTAAATGAGACGAATTACAACTCAATAAATATGAATCACAAATGGCATATCACAAACATAGTAGAAAACGACGAGGACAACCATAATTTATTCAAATGTAGCTTAAAAAATGGAACTACTAATAAAATCAAAAAGAAGAGTGTCTTTTTCAAAATGGCCCCGCTATTAGATCCATTTAAATTTCTAGTAGGAAAATATGACTTAACTGATAAATCACTCTTTCAATTACCACAATTGGATTCTACAAATGAAACCATTAATGCAAAGGTTTTGGAACCCAATAACTCCGCCTATGTAGATGGTTTTTTTTCATTCTTATCTAGCACGCTCATTCATAAATATAATTTTGCACACGGGGTTGATTATTATGGTAGTTTTTTAGGCATTAAAAATTCATTTAAATTGAACGTAATTGATGATTTGGACTATTTATGTAAATCCGATTTTTTCATTAAAAACAAGAATGTATTATTTCAAGTAGAAGATTATGAACATTTATATAACGACGAAGAAGATGATGATAAACCCAAACCACTAGTTCATCTTAAAATAGATCACACCTCGAGCAATAAATCAATGTCCTCTGTTAAATCGATACATGACGACTTATTTGATAACGTATTTGTCACTGAATCAGGATCTGAATCTGGTTCTGGATCTGTAAAAGAACATATGACCTTGGATGACCTCAAAGAAAGCTCGCTGGATTTAGTAGACATGACAAATTCCTTCGAATTTTCAAAGATAAATGATGCTAAAACGGCCACTATTAAATCGGGATCTACTTGTTCATCAAGAACATCCCACACATCTTCTGGTAGCGGTAGTGGAAGTGGAAATGATGATGAAACTGGTAGTGAAAATGGCAGCGAAAGCGCTGGACTAGAAAAAGAGGATGGAAAGGAAGAAAAGGATGGAGAAGAAGAAGAAGAAAAAGAAGGAGAGGAAGGAAAGGATGGAAAGGATGGAAAGGATGGAAAGGATGGAAAGGATGGAAAGGATGGAGAAGAAGAAAAAGAAGGAGAGGAAGGAAAAGAAGAGTGGGAAGACATGTCTGATAGTGAGGAAGACGATGAAGACATTAGTGATTTTGAAGAAGAACGCATTGACGCCACATTACCAGAATTTCCAGTGAATGTTATTTGTATGGAATATTGCGAAAATACATTTGATTCTCTCATTGTCAATGAAGATTTATCAGATGATGAATGGTTATCCGCATTTATGCAAATTATTATGATTTTAATCACATATCAAAAAGCGTTTTCATTTACACACAATGATTTGCACACAAACAATGTCATGTACAACACAACAGATGCGGAATTCATATATTATTGTTACAAGAAGAAATATTACAAGGTTCCTACATTTGGTCGCATATTTAAAATCATTGATTTCGGTAGAGGAATTTACAAATATGACGGCAAAATATTTTGCAGCGATAGCTTTCAAAATGGAGCAGATGCAGCAACACAATATAATACCGAACCCTATTTTAATGACAAAAAACCTAGATTAGAACCCAATTATAGTTTCGATTTGTGTAGATTAGCGTGTTCTATATTCGATTATGTGATTGATGATATAGATGATATGGCGGATATTATAAAAGAAGATCCCATTGCAAAATTGGTTATGGAATGGTGTTTAGATGATAATGGAAGTAATATTTTATACAAGAATACGGGTGTTGAACGATATCCCGATTTCAAATTATACAAAATGATTGCAAGATGTGTGCACAATCATACACCACAAAATCAATTAAATCGTCCAGAATTTGTATCGTTTATTGTTACCAAAAATATGATTTCAAAAACGGCGACTATTATGGACATTGATGAAATACCATCTTTTTCTTCTAACATATGAAGAATATGTTTATTCCACGAAATAAATGTCATTTTATAATGTATTACATAATATGACATTTGGTTTTATTCTAACAAGATATGTACATTCCGTAGTCACAAATAAATATTGGAATGAATGTATTAAATGTATTAGACGATTCTATACCGAGAAAATCATAGTTATTGATGATAATAGTAATCAAGAATATGTACAAGCTGATTTCGAATATGACAATGTAGAAATAGTTCAGTCGGAATTTCCTCAACGCGGCGAATTGTTACCCTATTTTTATTTCCACAAATATCATTACTTTGACAATGCTATTATTTTACACGATAGCGTATTTATTCAAAAAAAAATTAATTTTAATAAGCTGGAAAATATGGGAATGAACGTGATTCCATTATGGCACTTTGACAAGTGTAAAGGTGAAAATATTAATAATACGAGAAGAATAGCGAATTATTTGAGCAATAATCAAAACATATTAATAAAAATACAAAATAGTACTCCGTTTACTTCATTGCAATTAAATGTAAACAATACCAATCACGATTGGTATGGATGTTTCGGATGTCAATCATTTATTAATTACAATTTTCTTACATATTTACAAAATAAATATAAATTATTTAATTTATTACATGTTGTAAAAAAAAGGGAAGATAGATGCTCTCTTGAACGAATCATGGGTATATTATTTTATATTGAATATCCAAAAATATGCAGTCAAAGTTCTATATTTGGTTCTATATTTAATTATGGTATATGGGGTTACACA